GTGCCAAAACCTATATTATCATAATATAAACATTTATAATTTAATATATATGAACCTTCATAAGCTGGCATACTCCATGATGCAGCACTTATTTTAAATACACCATATGTGAAATATAGACTGTTTGAATCTAATACTTGATTTGCAGATGTATAAGTTGTTAATAAATTATAGAACATATACATATTATATTCAATCCATGTAATACCATCTAATGATAATTCTAATTTTATTCTCACATCCGCAGGTGTTCCTGTAACTAATAAATTAGATAATCTAATATAGTTTGCAGTTACTAAAACTCCAGTGCCTAAATTTATTATTGTTGCTTTTGATTGTTCTAATGTAATATAATTACTATTTCCTATAATAGGTGTATTATATGTTGATGCATTTATAGTAGCATTACCATTTCCAGTAACTCCATAAGATACACTAATACCGCTAGGTGGCATCATATTATCTGTAGCAATACCATCTATTGCAGCTGTATTAGTATAAAATAAGCCTACTTTTGCAAATTGAATAGTTGTATATGTTGTAGATGTATTTGTAATTCGAATTGCAGTAAATGCTTGATTAATACCCCATTTGTCAGTAAGTGCATTAATATGTGTATTAATTTCACTAGTTGTAAAAGATGATGCTCTAATATTTGAACTAATTTCTGCTAATGAATAATCTGCGCCAGTTGTGGCGACCCATGTAGGTGAAGCTATATGTTCACTAGTTGTGCTACTTTTTGCCCATCCCAAATATGATGAGTTGAGTGTTCCTGATACACAAAATAAACGTGTGAAAATATCAGATGATATATATCTACCAGTAGTAATTATTGTGCTTAATGTGCTTGAGAAAGCATTTATATAAGTAGAATCAAATGATAATTTTATACCATTTTGATATAATTTTATATATTGATCTAATTTTGCTATAGTATTAATCGCACCAATAACTGAACTAATATTATTATTAATAACTAATGTGAATGCATGAAGTGTTAAACGGTTATTGAAATTTGAACCTGGTAATGGCGTCCATGCAATATAATTAATACTTGTAATTGTTGTTGTGCCTATAATAACACCACCTACTGTAGCAGGTGGTATAAATATAATACAATTTTTATGAATTGTTGCAAAATTACCATTATATGATGCGGGTATTGAACTACCATCATTAAAGAACCATCCAGACCATGGTGTTGAATAAGTCGTTAAACTGGGTGCTTGATTTGGTCTAAACATTGCACCAATAAATGTTGTGCAAGTATATATATAATTAAACCTAATTATTGATTCTACGTCTGTTAATGACAATGTAGTATTCCTAACACCTGTTATAGCTCTTTTATAATTAATTAATTCCATATTTCCACCAGATGTATGCATAAAATATAAATAATATTTATTTGTTATTGTTTTACAAATCATAATATTAGTTGGTGTCATATCAGCTGAATTATTATAAGAACCCATTAAGAAACCACCTGTATTTGGATCTATAAAATACCCATTATTTGCAACTGATAATGTTGTATTTTCATATATATAAAAGGATGTAGAATTTAATATAGCCCCGGTGCGAATTAAAGAAGATGCTGTATATATTGTTCCTGCTGTAGCTTCTGTTGTAGCAGTATTAATCGTTATTGAATATGGGAAAGTAGGTGTTAATGTGCCAAAGAACACTGTTGGTGTATTATTATTAGTAGTATAATAATTAATAGATGAATTCATATCAAGAGCAAATGAATACTGATTTAAAGCAGGTTGTATAATATTACCATCTAATGTATAATCATATACTGGGGGTGTCCATGTAGATTGATATAATTCATATATATTTGCAAAAGCAAATTGTGTGCCATATATAGAATTTATAAATGGTGCATTTTGCGTATATAAAATATTGTTATTATAAAAATAATACATTCTGTATTGTTCCCATGTGGAACCCCCATCAAATGTTAATTCTAAACCGAGAAGTGCATCTACAATATTTCCAGTAATTATTAGATCAGATAAACGCATACATGTTGCAGATATTCTATTCCCACCAAAACTAATTATAGTACTATTATTTTGCGTAAGTGTAACATAATTAGTTGCGGGTATCGAATAATCTGTCGCATTAATTGCTGCATCAGCAGAACCAATTAGTCCATTAGAAACAGTTATACCACTTGAAGGCATTAAATTATTACTATTATTATAATCTGTTTTGGCAGCATATACAGTATAGAATAATCCAATTTTTGCAAATGTAATACTGACATTTGTTGATGAAAGATTTGTAAATCGCATACCGGTAAAAGGTTTTACTATTCCCCATTTATCTGCTAAATTATTAGAAAATGTTCGCACCTCTATATCACTAAAAGCAGATGTGCTAGGAGATAATCCTCCTCTTGTAGTATATGCGGACTCTGCAAATAGCATAACACCACCTTTCTTAAAATCACCAGTTTCACCAGCATATGATGGACTTACATAACCAGGTGCGGATATTGAATTTGTTGTTGGTGTTATTCCTTGCGTTAATACTAAACAATTAACATATGGAGTACCGCCAGCAACTGTCCACAAATTATTAGTTGATGAGGTAGGTGTTGTTTGTAAAGTTAAACGGACACCGTTTTGATATAATTGTATCCATGTATTTAATTTTGCGAAATCATTAATCGCACTTGATTTATTATGTTCTGTATTAATGACCATTGTAATAACATGAAGATTATCAATATCATTTGGATCTGTTCCTGTCAATGCTTTCCATGCAATTATATTATTTACAGTTACACCATTTACACTATTTGTTAATAATATATTACCACTAATAACATTTGTTGCTGCGGGTGATTGTAATAAATTCATAATAAAACAATTTGGATATGCTACACGTGTATCAGGAGTGTCAATATATGTTCCATCTTGATAATATAAATAATTCATAATTGGATTACAATAAAGAGCAGATGTAGTTGTGACTGTAGTTAATAATGGTTTTTGACGCAACATACTGCCAACATAAGAGTATATAGTATATTTAGGAGACCTTAATGCATTTGCCACATTTGCGCTAGTAGGTGTTTTATTATAATTAGGAGTAATAGTTCTTGTTGTGCCAAAATATGATGCTGCAGTTGTTCTTCCCCATGCATTTATATAATATCTTCCTGTTGGTGATGTCATTATTTTAATTGGTTGCGGGACAACCACCGTAGATAATAATGAGGTACACGTATTAGGATCTACAAAATAACCACAACCAGTAGAACAAGAGAAACCATTACCATTAATATAAAGATGTGATGCATTGTCATAAGTATACACATTATTATTTGCTTGAGGATCTATAATTGATAAAGAACTAGGGGTAAAGTTTGTGGTTGCTGCATTATTAATTGCTACTATGCCAGTGTTCGACCCGGAAAAATTTGTAATATAACCTTTTTGTCCAGGTGGTCCACCAACATTATTTATAATAGAACCATTAATATATACATTTGCAGCATATGGTAACTCATTTGATTGTGTTACAAAAGATGTATTCATTGTTGCTAATAATGATATTGCAGCATTTGTATCTACTGCATATAAAAATAGGTCCATCCATTGTTTTGGTGCTGCTAATTCTATAACACCAGTTGAATGCTTAATAAATGTTGCAAATTCAGAACCAGATGGAGATGTTATTTTACTATATATATATATCAGAACACTATTACCAGTTTGACTAGGTGGAATAATATTTACACTCGTTGTAAGAGACGAATTAGGTAATAATGTTCCCGGAACAACACTAATTAATGCAGGTGCCGAATCATTTGATGACGTGCTATAATATAATTTTCCAGTTCCAGATACATCAGAATCTGAATTAGAATATGTAAGATACATAATAGTTGGTGTATTCGCATATATATTATTTGGTAAATGTGTAGTAATTCCATCTGCATAAATATAGTTCCTAACAGTTATTTGATTGCTTGATACTTTTTGGATAATTGCACCAGTTATAGGTGATTTTATTCTAGTATATAAATAATATTGACCACCTGCAGGTATTGTACATGTTCCAATAATTTTACCTGAAGTATTCAATATTAAAGTATTTGAACAAGCTGTATTAGGTGTTGTTGTTAAATTATTTGCCGCATTATAATAAATAATTGCATCAGATGTTGCACGTGAATCATAATTATTCATTGTGATTGTTAATGTTGTTGGTGATCCTGCAATTATTGCTGCTGGTGAAAAAGATGCTATATCACCAGATGTTTTATATACATATGATGTAAAATATAAACATACATTAGTAGCGCCAATACTACCATTATTTATACGGACTTCAACAGTACTATTTTGATTAATAATACTCATAGGTGTTGATATAACTGTATTTCCTGCGGGCATATTCAAAGCACTTGAAACAAAACTCTCTACACCATCAATTATTATACTTATAGTTACTAAATTATTTCTTATAGACCATGAGACAGCCATTGAATTTATTGTTCCTAATACAGGTACTACAAATTTTGTATAACTACTAGAGATTAAAGTGCCTTTGGCTGCACTTACAAGTGCATCATTACAATTTAAATACATATTATAATCTGTGGTTAATGCAGAATAATTTACAATATATGTTTTTGCAAAATCTTTTGCATAATACCATGTAGGTATACCTGTAATTTCATGTGGCATAATTACTTGTCCATTATTACCAGGTAATACAAAATCAACAACTGATGCAGGAGCACAATATGGCATCCCAAATTTTATTCCATTGGTTACTCCATCGCCTGGAGCTCCAGTAGGTCCTGTTACTCCTCTTAAACCAGTATCGCCTTTAACACCTATTGCTCCTGTAACACCAGTTACACCCTGTGCTCCTGTTGCACCCGTATCACCAGTAGCACCAGTAGCACCAGTGATACCAGTATCACCTACTGCACCTATATTTCCTGAAGCACCAGTAGCACCGGTGGTTCCAGTCACACCAGTCATACCTGTCGCACCGGTAGCACCTGTATCACCTGATACACCAGTATCACCAGTAGTACCAGTAGCACCAATCAAACCAGTTGCACCAGTTGCACCTATTGCGCCAGTATCTCCTGTAGCACCAATATCACCAGTTGTTCCCGTTGGTCCTGTAGCACCTGTTGCACCAATAGCACCAGCCGCACCAGTTACACCTGTGTCTCCAGTTGTTCCAATATTTCCAGTTGCTCCAGTGGCGCCACTCGCACCAATTGCGCCTATTGCACCAATAGCACCGATATTACCAGTAGCACCAGTTGTACCAATTGCACCAGTTGCGCCCATCGCACCAGTAGCACCAGTCGCACCAGTTGAGCCTGTCGCACCAGTAACACCAGTCACACCTGCATCGCCAGCTGCGCCAGTAGTACCTGTTGCACCTGTTACCCCTGTTGAACCTGTAGCACCAGTATTACCGGTAACACCAGTTATGCCAGTAGTGCCTGTATTACCAGTATTACCTGTATTGCCAGTAGCTCCAATTACACCAACGGTGCCTATATTTCCTGTAGTTCCCGTAGCACCAGTGGCTCCTGTAGCTCCTGTTGCCCCTGTAGTACCAGTAGCGCCAGTAACACCAGTAATACCCATGGCACCCGTTGGACCTGTAGTTCCTGTAGAACCTGTTGCACCAGTTGATCCAGTAGCACCAGTAGCACCAGTAGCGCCTGTTGCACCAGCATCGCCTGTAGCACCTATAGCACCTATTACACCAGTGGCACCAGTTGCACCAATAGCTCCTACATTTCCAGTTGCACCAGTGGAACCTATATCACCAATAGTGCCTATTGTACCAGTTGCACCTGTCACACCAGTGGAACCTATATCACCAATAGTACCTATTGTACCAGTTGCACCTGTAACACCAGTAGCACCAATCATACCACTTGCACCAATTGCACCATCAGCACCTGTAGCACCTGTCACACCAGTTACACCAATAGCACCTATATTTCCAGTCGTGCCTGTATTCCCGGTAGCTCCTAATGCACCAGTTGCACCAGTTGCACCAATAGCACCCGTAGAACCAGTAACACCTATTAGACCAGTTGTTCCAGTATTTCCAGTAGCTCCTGCATTACCGATAGCCCCTGTTACACCAGTATTTCCAGTTAAACCCATGGTCCCTATAGATCCAGTAGCACCTGTGGCACCAATATGTCCAGTAGCACCTGTAGCTCCAGTTGCACCAGTTGCTCCAGATGCACCAGTCGCACCAGTATCACCTGTAGCACCTGTTGCACCAGTAGTACCAGTAGCACCAGTAGTACCAGTAGCACCACTCGCACCAATTGTAGTACTGGCAGTGCCTATAGCACCTATAGCACCAGTTGCACCAGTAACACCAGTAACACCAGTATTTCCAGTAGAACCTGTTGTGCCGATGGTTCCTGTGTTGCCTATAGCACCGGTAGCGCCAGTTGTACCAGTGGCACTAATAGCGCCAATTGCACCAGTAGAACCTATGGCACCTGTTGCACCTGTTGTGCCAGTAATTCCTGTAGTACCTATTGCACCTGTTGAACCAGTAGCACCAATTGCACCGGTAGCACCAGTTGCACCTGTAGCACCTGTGTTACCTGTTGAACCTGGTGTACCGGTAGCTCCAGTAAGTCCTGTAGCACCAGTAGCACCTATAGCACCAGTTGCACCTGTAGCACCAGTTGATCCTGTTGCACCAATAACACCAGTAGAGCCGGTTGCACCTATTGCGCCTATACCTGATTGTCCTGTAGCACCAGTAGTTCCAGTTGTTCCGGTTGAACCAGTTGCACCAATTTCACCAGTAGTGCCACCCGGATCACCAATAGGACCTATTGCGCCTGTATCGCCTTTGGCGCCAGTCTCACCTGTTACACCTTGTACACCAGATGCACCCGTCGCACCAGTAGCACCAGTAGCACCTGTTGCACCAGTTGCACCTGTAGAACCGGTTGCGCCAGTCGCACCAGTTGCACCTGTAGCACCAGTAGCACCTGTATCTCCACCATAATCTCCCGTAGTACCAGTAGCACCTGTAGCACCTATTGCACCAGTATTCCCAGTCGGACCTGTGGCACCAGATGCACCAACAGTACCTATTGTACCTATCGCACCAATAGCACCAGCGTTTCCTGTCGCACCAGTAATACCAGTTGTGCCTGTATCTCCACCAATATCTCCAGTAGCACCAGTAGCACCTTTCATACCAGTTGCGCCAGTAGCACCAATTATACCTGTTGCACCAGTAGAACCAGCAGCACCAATACTACCTGTAGCGCCAGTTGCACCAGTCGCACCAGTTGCACCTGTAGAACCTGTATCACCTATTGCACCATTTGCACCAGTAACACCAGTATCACCAGTAGCACCAGTAGTCCCCGTAGCACCAGTAGAACCAGCAGCACCAATAGCACCAGTAGCACCAGTTGCACCAGTCGCACCAGTTGCGCCTGTAGAACCTGTATCACCAGTTGCACCAGTAGCACCAGTAACACCTGCATCACCAGTTGCACCAGTAGTCCCGGTAGCTCCTGTAGAACCAGTAGGTCCACTCGCACCTATTGCACCAATTGCACCAGTAGTGCCAGTTGCGCCAGTCATACCAGTTGCACCAGTAACACCCGTGGTTCCTGTAGCACCTGTTGTCCCGGTAGCACCTGTTGTCCCGGTAGCACCAATCGCACCAATTTCACCAGTAGCACCTGTAACACCAGTAGCGCCTGTAGCGCCTGTAGCGCCAGTTGCACCTATAGCACCAGTTGCACCTTTAGCACCAGTAACACCAGTAGCACCAGTAACACCAGTTACACCAGTAGCACCTGTTGCACCAGTAGCACCAGTGGCACCTGTAGCACCTATTGCCCCCGTTGCACCTGTAGCACCTGTAGCACCAGTAGAACCAGTATTGCCAATTGCACCAATCGCACCAGTAGCACCAGTTGCACCGGTAGTACCAGTATCACCAATAGCACCAGTTGCGCCAGCAGAACCAGTTGATCCAGTAGCACCAGACACACCAGTCACACCAGTCGCACCAGTAGCACCAGTTACACCAGTAAAGCCAGTCACACCAGTCGCACCAGTAGCACCTATAGTTCCAATTGCACCAGTAGCACCAGTATTCCCACCAGGATCACCTGTAATACCATCTGATCCTTTATCACCAGGTAGACCGGTCGCGCCAGTAGCACCAGTAGCACCAGTTACACCAGTTGCACCTGTATTTCCAATAGCACCCGTTGATCCTGTTAAACCAGTATTACCAGTGATTCCTGGCGCACCGGTAACACCAGTTGGACCTTTTGATCCAATAGTGCCACCAAAATCACCTTTAGGACCTACTGCACCTGTTCCACCAGTAGCTCCAGTCGCACCAGTATATCCACTTGCTCCTGTTGCACCAGTGGCACCAGAAGCTCCTGACACACCAGTTGTACCAATATGACCGGTTGCTCCTGTAGCACCAGTAGCACCAATAGCACCTGTAGATCCAGTAACACCAGTATCACCTGCACCTGTAGCACCTGTGGAACCTGTAACACCTGTAACACCTGTAGCACCAGTTGATCCTGTGGGACCACCATCATCACCTGCAGGACCTGTAGCACCTGTAGCACCTGTAGCACCTGTAACACCAGTCATACCAGACGCACCAGTAGCACCTGTTGCACCTCTATTTCCAGTTGCTCCTGTATTACCAGTTATACCGGTCGCGCCAGTAACGCCAGTATTTCCAGTAGCACCAACAGCACCAGTTGCACCAGTAGCACCAGTAACACCAGTAGCGCCAGTAGTGCCTGTTGTACCAGTTGCACCGGTAGCTCCTAGCGAGCCGTGTGCACCAGTGGTGCCAGTTGTACCAGTAGCGCCAGTAGCACCTATAGAACCTGTATTGCCAGCAAGTCCTGATTCACCTATAGCACCTGTCGCACCTATTGTACCTATTGCGCCTGTTATACCAGTTGCACCAGTTGCACCAGTAATAGCAGTATTTCCGGTAGCACCAATAAAACCTATATTACCAGTAGCACCGGTTGCTCCTGTTGCACCAGTCGTGCCAGTAGCACCAGTTGCACCAGTAGCACCTGTAGCACCTGTATTACCAGTAGCGCCTGATGCACCAGTAACACCAGATATTGCACCTGTAGCACCTGTAGCACCTATTGCGCCTGTAGAACCAGTGTTACCTGTTATTCCATCAGTTCCAGTTGTACCTGTGACTCCTGTCGCACCAGTAGCACCTATAGCACCAGTAGAGCCAGTTGCACCAGTAGCACCAGTAGCACCAGTTGATCCTGTATCTCCTGTAGCACCAGTCAAGCCAGACGCACCAGGTGCACCCATAGATCCAGTTATACCAGTTACACCGGTTGTTCCTGCTGTACCAGTTGCACCAGTAGAACCTGTTGCACCTGTTGTACCAGTCGCACCTGCGGCACCTGTAGCACCAGTATTACCTGTTGCGCCAGTATTACCTGTAGTGCCTGTAGCACCAGTAGCGCCTATAGCACCAGTATCGCCAGTATTACCAGTAGCACCAGTAGCTCCAGTAGCACCAGTAGATCCAGTAGCTCCAGTGACACCAGTAGCACCTATAGCTCCCGTATTTCCAGTATAACCTGTAACACCACTTATTCCTGTTACACCCGTGACGCCGGTAGCACCTGTAATGCCTTTATCGCCACCACCATCACCAGTAGCTCCTGTAGCACCTGTCTCGCCTGTATCACCTTTAGCGCCAGTAGCTCCGGTCGCACCAGTTGCGCCAGTAGCACCAGTTGCACCAGTAGCACCTGTAGGACCTGTAACACCTGTTATTCCTGTATCACCTGTAGCACCGGTAGCACCTGTAGCACCAGTAGCACCAGTCGCGCCAGTGGCACCAATAGCACCAGAATCGCCAGTAACACCAGTTACACCTGTTGTGCCAGTTGCACCTGCAGCACCAGTGGCACCAGTGGCACCAGATGCGCCAGTATCACCAGTAGCACCTACTGTACCCGTTGTACCAGTAGCACCCGTAGCACCAGTTGCACCAGATGCACCTATAGCACCAGTAGCACCAGTGGCACCCGTTGCACCCGTTGTGCCATCTGCGCCAGTATCACCAGTTACTCCTGTTATACCCTTTATACCACCATGTTCACCTTTAGGACCATCTTCACCTGTAGCTCCTGTAGCACCTGTGGCGCCAGTAAGACCTATTATGCCTGTTACACCAGTTGCACCAACAGAACCAGTTGCACCAGCTACACCTGTTGCACCTGTAGCACCGGTAGTCCCGATTGATCCTGTATCACCTGTTTTACCAGTTGTGCCGGTTGTGCCTATAGCTCCAGTAGCACCTATAATACCAGTATTTCCTGCAGCACCTATAGTGCCAGTATTCCCTGTAGCACCCATAACACCTATAATTCCTGAAACGCCAGTAACACCAGTAGCACCAGTAGCACCCACTGATCCAGTTTCTCCTGCTGCACCCGTTGCGCCAGTTGATCCTATATTACCTGTAGCACCTGTTGCACCGGTAGCACCAGTTGTTCCCGTTGTACCTATAGCTCCAGTAGTACCAATTGCACCGGTTACACCTATTGCACCAGTATCACCAGTAGCACCCGTAGCACCTGTAGCACCAGTATCACCAGTCGCACCAGTAGCGCCAGTAGCTCCTGTTGCACCAGTAGTACCAGGAGCACCAGTTGCACCAGTAGCACCTGTCGCACCAGTTATACCACTCGCACCAGCCGCACCAGTCGCACCAGTAGCACCAGTAAAACCATTTGTTCCAGGAGCACCAGTAGCACCTGATAAACCTGTAGCACCAGTAGCACCTGTAGCACCTGTTATACCTATAATACCTGAAATACCTGTATCTCCTGTTGCGCCTGTAGCACCGGTAACACCAGTAGCCCCTGGTGGACTAACGCCAGTCGCACCAGTATATCCATCTTCACCCGCAGGACCGGTTACCCCCGTTGGTCCTGTAGCACCAGTATTACCTCTAGAACCAGTATCACCCGTTATACCAGAAGTTCCTGTTGCACCGGTAGCACCAGTAACCCCATCATCACCACTTGCACCTGTTGCACCAGTAGCACCAGTTGCACCTGTTATACCTGTATTACCAGTAGCACCAGTTGCACCCATTGCACCTGTTGCACCAGTCGGACCGGTACTACCAGTATTTCCAGTAGCACCTGTTATACCTGTATCACCTATAGCTCCAGTCGTTCCAGTTGCACCAGTTGCCCCTACGGATATACTTGGTGAACCTGTAGGTCCTTTAGAACCAGTTTCGCCTGTAGCACATGTAGCACCAGTCACGCCTGTTATACCTGTATCACCTGTAGCACCAGTAGCACCAGTCGCACCTGTAGCACCAGTATTACCAGTGGTTCCATCTGCACCAGTCATACCTGTAACACCAGTTGCACCAATAGCTCCACCTGGTTCACCGGTTGGTCCAGCAGCACCAGTATGACCTGTTATACCTGTCGCACCCGTATTTCCTGTAGCACCAGTCTCGCCTGTGGCACCTGTCGCACCAGTTGCACCTGTAACACCATTAACGGCTGTATTTCCTGTAGCACCAATTGCACCAGTAGCACCTGTCACACCTGTATTTCCTGTAGCACCAGTAACACCAGTAGCACCAATAGATCCTGTTGCACCGGTAGAACCAGTTGCACCAGTTGCACCAGTTGCACCAGAAACACCAGTAGCGCCACTCGCACCAGTATCACCAGTTGTTCCAGCAGAACCTGTAACACCAGTTGCACCAGTAGTGCCGATAGCACCAGTTGCACCAGTATCTCCAGTAGCTCCAATATTTCCGGTAGCACCAGTAGCGCCACTCGCACCACTCGCACCTATTGCGCCAATAGCACCGGTATTACCAGTAGCACCGGTAGCACCTATATCACCGGTAGCACCATTTGCACCAGTAACACCAGTTGCACCAGTCGCGCCAGTAGCACCAGTTTCACCGGTAGTACCAGTAATACCAGTAGCACCAGTAGCACCTATTGCACCAGTATTGCCTGTAGCACCTATTGCACCAATAGCACCAGTATTACCTTCATAAGTGCCACCAGTAGCACCAGTAGCACCAGTAGCACCTACAGCACCAGTTGCACCTGTTTCACCAGTAACGCCAATATTCCCGGTTACACCAGTAGCACCAGTCGCACCAGTATTTCCAGTAACACCTGTAGTACCCATATTTCCAGTAGCACCTGTAGCACCAATAGAACCTGTTGCTCCTGTCGCACCAGTAGCACCTGTATCACCAGTAGCACCAGTAGCACCAAACGCACCAGTAGCACCAGTAGCACCTGTAGCACCTGTATCACCTGTAGCTCCTGTGGCGCCTGTATCACCAGTAGCACCGGTAGCACCAGTAGCTCCAGTCGCGCCTGTAGCACCAGTTATGCCTGTAGTGCCAATGTCACCTGTTGTACCAGCAGCACCAATAGCGCCTGTTGCACCAGTTGCACCTGTTTCACCTGTAGCGCCTGTTGCACCAGTGTCACCTATAGCACCAGTGTCACCTGTAGCACCAGTTACTCCAGCAGCACCAGTATCGCCTGCAGCACCAGTAGCACCAGTTGCACCAGCAGCACCTGTAGCACCAGTTGCACCAGTTGCTCCAGCAGCACCAGTATCACCTGTAACACCAGTTGCACCTGTAATACCTGTATCACCTGTAGCACCAATAGCACCTGTAACACCAGTAGCACCAGTCGCACCAGTCGCGCCAGTAGCACCTGTGTCACCAGTAGAACCTGTAGCACCAGTAGCACCAGTATTTCCAGTAGCGCCAGTAGTACCAGTAGCACCTGTTGCACCAGTGTCACCTGTAGCACCTGTGGCACCAGTAGCACCAGTCGCACCAGTGGCACCAGTTGCACCAGTAGCACCAGTAGCACCGATATCACCAGTGGCACCAGTAGCACCAGTAGTACCAGTGGCACCAGTTGCACCTGTATCACCAGTAGAACCAGTTGCACCGATAGCACCAGTAGCACCAGTAGCACCAGTGGCACCAATAGCACCAGAAGCACCTGTTGCACCAATTGCACCATCAGTACCAGTTGCACCAATTTCCCCGTCGGCACCAGTTGCACCTATTGCACCAGTAACGCCAATCCCTGCCGCGCCAGTTGCACCAGTTGCACCAGTAACACCGGTTGCACCAGTATGTCCGGCTTCTCCAGTCACCCCAGTTACACCAGTATCACCAGTAGTACCAGTTGCGCCAGCAGCACCTGTAGCACCATTCGCACCTGTAGTACCAGTAACACCCACTGACCCGATTGCGCCAGTAGCACCAGTAGCACCAGTATTGCCAGTGGTACCAGTAGCACCAGTAGCACCAGTCGCGCCTGTAGAACCAGTATCACCTGTAGCACCTGTAGCACCAATAGCACCAATGGCATCAGTAGAACCAGTAGCACCAGTAGCTCCAGTTGAACCAGTATCACCAAGTGGTCCTATATGTCCTATAGCACCTATAGCTCCTTGTGAACCTGTTGAACCAGTATTTCCTGTATTACCCGTTACACCTGTTGTTCCAGGGGCACCAGTGGCACCAGTCGCGCCAGTAGCCCCGATCGCACCAGTGGCGCCTTTCTGACCAATACTACCAGTTGCACCAGTAGCACCAGTAGTCCCAGTAGTACCAGTATTTCCTACTATACCAGTACCAGTTTGCGATACAGCCACAGTCTCTTGTGTAGGTATAGACAAAATCTGTGTAGTAGTACTAACTATTTGAGCATAAAAATTATTTATTGCATAATAATTATTCATTCTATATATTAATAGTATAGAAAGTAAAATAAATAATTTTTACAGAATCACTTAATTTATTATAATAAAAATTTTACATATAATTTTTATTATAATTATTATCTATTATACATTTTAATTAATTTCCACTATAATAAAACATACACGGTATGAGTTATTACTTTGCACTGTAATGAAACAATATCTTTCTCTTCAAAAGAAAAAGATAAGATTATAAACTAGGGAATGTTATTCTCAAACATGATACAGTTAATGAATTATTATTAACATTTGTAGTAGGCATTGTGTTATTTCCAAAAGCCATTTGATTATTATCAGCAGCACTCGGTGGATTATTAACAAAATAATTACTTTGAATATTTACAATATCAAATGTTGCACTATTTACCGTTATTGGTGTTGTTGTATCAGTTGTAGAATCAGTCTTTGTAAGATATTGTCTTAAATCAGTTGTGGTTGTTCTACATGCGACCCAATTTATACTAATACCCGCGGCATTAGCACTTGTAAGAGTTGTATATACTATACCATTATATTTAATACGGATTCCATCTGTAAAACATGGTGCTAAAACCCAACCAGCTGTTTCATACCACATTTGTATTATAACAGATTTTTTAACATACATTTCAGGTGTTGTAAATTTAAATTGATTATATTGTGTACAAAAATTAAGTGTTGATATGAGTGTTCTACTTTGTAAATCATTTGTTATTAAATTAGATCCTTGATCTATCCAACTACTTGGTGCTGAATATGAATATACAGTAGACCAACTATTAGAATTCTCATCGGCTGTTTGTATACGTAAATTAGTAAAACCATTATTAGTAGTGGCACCCTTAGGTGCAAACCAAAATTCTATTTGGAAAATATTTGTTGTTTTAATTGACGTAAATGTAGTATTATGAGTTAAAATGACAGATGTTGGTAATGCTCTCGCAGCACCTGGCGTTGCTATAGCTAAACATAATACTTGTGTTCCACTAAATCTAGGAATTGCGGTAGTTGTTAATGTTACAGAATTAGCCACAGTTAAATCAATTGCAGTTACATTATTTTCAATTATATTTACACTTGATGGTATCATACCTTGTTGTGCAAAAAATACATAAAAGTCCTCTAATGATTGAACATTTCTATGTGGATAATCTGCAATAGTAATTGTAAATGATCCTGTGCGTGTATTTTGTGTAACATTACCCATTAATGATGTCGCAGTTATACCATTTGTTCTAGCTGTTGGTGCAATATAAAATGTGCTCATTAAACTTCTTAAAATACCACATCTAATAGAATAAGTATGATATTTATTATAAACTTGGAATGCACCAATATATGTCCCTGTATTTACTCCAGGGTGTTTATCTGCACTCGTTGCACCATCGCCTAATTGCCAAAAGCCAGATGCGCGTTTTGCCCATGAACTCATGTTAGTAGCATTAGCCCATGAAGGTTGAGATGATATTGATAATAAATTATTATTTAAATATACTTCTACACCATTTACATTTGCAACTTTTGTTATACACCATACTTCAAATGATGTTGCATATGTTGGATATGTATTTGCATTACGAGTGCCAGTTGTTCCTAACCATATTAATTCATTACCACCAATTACATATCCTGATACTGCAGATGTTATAGATGAATTTGATGAATCCATTGGCTGTCTTGTAAATTCCGCTTGAAAATTAGTATTTCGTGATGTAGTTGATGGTAACCCAAAGGAAAAGAAACCAATTTCTGAACTATTATTTGTTGCTTCTCCTCTACCTAAGAAATAAATTGTAAATTCTACACCAATGCCATCTGCACTACCACCTAATGTTAATGCTGCAGTTGTTGAAAACATACCATAGGTAGCAGGACTGCCACCTCCCCAACGTGTTAATATTGCATTTTTACCAGTGCCAAATGCATTTGCTACTACAGAAATCTCAGTACTTGTTGTCATCGAAACAGTTGATGAACTTGGGGCAATAAAAGGGGAATTAGCTAATGTTGTTACATAAGAATTCACTATTGTATTATTTGAATTCATTGAAGATACACCTAATAATAAACTATCATTTCCTATATTCTCTTCTGAATCCCATAAAGGATTATATAACAAGAATATACCACCAATTCTACCTGATAAAACATTATATACTCCTGTCTTATCTGTATCTGCATTAAAACTACTTAGAAATCCATTATCTCTAGTATTTCTTAATGTACCTGTTGTACTTTCATAATATCGCATCTCATGTTCATACCATGTAATATTATCTGTAGATAATTCTAATTTAAGTCTATGTGTTACCATTGAACTTGTAGCCATAGTGCCAAAACGTATATATGATGGTGCATGATAATCACCTAAATCTATAATAGTAGGTAAACCATTAACCGGTGCAATTGTTATTATAGTTGCGGAAGTATATGTTGTAAAGGCATGTGTTGTTGCAAAAAATGTTGTTAAAGATACATTATTATCTTTCGGTCCTAATTTTGTATTAGATATACCAAAAAGAGAACTATAGGTTCCATTAGCACCTGTATCTGCTGCTGCTGCTGCATATGTAGCATATAAACCTAATTTAGAAAAAGATAAATTACCCGTTGCACCAACACCAACATTAGTAATTCTCATAAATCTAAATGCTTTGATAATACCCCATTTATTCATTATATTAGTTATATTTGTATTCACTTCTGTTTGTGTGAATGCATTAAAATCTTTAGTTTCTGTTATCATCGAATAATAACTTAATGGCGTATTAGGCATATTTGTATTATATGTAGCAAGCATATACGTATTTCTATCTGTAGCTTTAAAATATGAAGGTCCAACACCAATCAGTGATTCAATAATTGGAACACACTTTTTAAAATTTCCACATAAGGCATATCCAAATGTACAAGGTAAATCAGTTCTACTAGATACACGTACATAAAATGGTTTGAATATAAAATTAGGACCATTACATACAAGTGGAACACCATTTTCATAAATCTGTATATAATCTGCATTGAATTCATCAATAGTATTAATATAATTTCTTTTTTCTGTATTAATAACAATTGATATAATAGATGAACCTTCCGTATTTGCAGCATTACTTTTAAATACAGCAGTGCTTGGTATACGGAAATATTCTATAAAATCACCACCACCGCCACCGCCGCCCTGCCAACTTGGTAAAAGTGTCCCATTAGCATTTATTGTAAGACCAAGTATCCGTAATGTACTTGATGGTGTTGATATACTGGGTGAATCTGTATATAGGAACCCATTACTAGCACCAAAATTATATGTAGCTTGTGCAATAGAGCCTACATAATGGAAAATAGTACCTCGTATATTATTAAATGTATCATGCCATATATTATTTCCGGGTTGTGAAAATGCTATATTATTATAAAAAGATGTTACACCACCAACATATCCTAAACCTCCCGCGCTAGTATTTATTGCCCCGCCACTTGTCCAGCTGATATAAAATCTATTTGTTACTGTCTTTTTAATATTAATAGTAAATGTAAAATTATCTCCGCTTGCATAAGATGGACAAAAACCAAATTGTCCAGATACAGGATCCATAAACCACCCCGCCGTAGTATCTGTCCTAGTACTGACTACAACTGGTCCAGTTTTTATTCCTGCTGCATCTGCACCATATGTTCTTAACAATGAACCAGAATTATAAGTAGTGTCTGCTGTTTCAATACTTGCATTTCCACCTATGCCGAGTTGTGTTGTGCCTGTGGCGCTATCAATTGTTTTTAAATTTAATAAATTCGTCCCAAGTGTTCCTGATTTTAATATATATCGTTTCATTGCTCTATCTATATCTATATTACGTAATGTCACATTTCTTAATCCACTAGTTGATAATGATGCTAAGTTTATTATATCACGTGATATATCATATGGTAATGTATAATAGGGTAAATTTGGATCATCAATTGTAGGTGTTGCTCGCCATTTACGTTTCCATAATGTATATACATTATTCCTCCCAAGTTGATTTCCTCCTCCATCAATAAATGGTGATGTTTCTGTATTTAAACTTGATCCATTACTACTAAAGCATGCATCATAATCTTCCCAAGTATTACCAAAATTATATGTTAAAGAAATACCAAATCTGACATTTGTAATAGTCCCACTTGTAGATAATACACCAAAACGTAAATAGCCAGTATTAGCGATTGTTGTATTAAATATTATTGTTAATGAACCATTTGTTGCATTTAATATTTCTCCAACATTCGTTGATGTATATCCATAAGTTGCCCATGTTGCACCTTTAGTTATATCATATATACCAGAAATAGGAGTATTTATAAAAAACTTGGAATTTGTTAAAATGGCATTTGTAAGTAAATTATTTACATCATCGTCTGCATCATTAATATTTGAATATAAACCAATTTTGGCAATTCTACATGAATTACTTCCCATACTATTAATACGGATCCCTGTAATTGTTGGACCTGCATATGGTATTCTCCATTTATTAGCAATATCAGCACATGCACTAATAAAACCACCTTTTGTATTTCCAAATGTATTTGCTGTCATTGCAGTGATTTCGGCAAATCGTGTAGTGGTTGCAGTTGTCACAGTATTGGTAGCAGAATATAAACGATTAAATGGTGTTAGTTCAATTTGTTGATCAGAACTATATAAAAACATATATATTGTATCTGTGTTTGTTAATCCAAACTGAGAACCTTTTCCAAATGTCATTAAATTTGTAATTGGTGCACTGTAAGGTGTTGTTGTTTCTATACCATTAACATATCTTGTTTCACCTGTAATAAAGGTGGGGTATTTCCATGTAATAGTAGTTTGACTATCAAAATAACTCATAGAACTGGTTATAGTCTGATACTGATCTATACTATTAAGTTTAAAATGAATCATTGAATCAGTTCCATTATATTCATTTTGCACAAATACTAATCCTCTTATATTTGGTGCGGTACATGAGAAATTGGTTGATGTTTGACTAACTGTTCCATTATATCTTAACATTGGTGCGCCTAGAAGAGTTCCACTTGGTGGACGCCATTCACCATTAATATCTTGTCTATATGCCTGTAAAGTTGTAAAAATACCTGTTAATGCAGTATTATTCATCCATCCACCTATATTAACATTAATACCGGTTAATAGTTCTCCATTATTTGGAATAACACCAAAACCTTTACTTGCAAAATTTAAGCATTTATAATTTAATGTATATATACCTTCATTTACAGGTGTTCCCCATGATGATTTAAATAATTTAAATATACCATTTGTATAGTGTGAACTATTATAATCTAACATTTGTGCAGATGTAGTATCAGTTATTGTTGAATTATAAAACATTAACATTTTATATTCATTCCATGTAACACCATCGCTAGATAATTCAAGTCTTATTCTTACATCTGCAGCAATGCCTGTTATTACTAAATTAGACAATCTAATATAATTACATGTTTTATATACATTAGTTCCTAAATTTATTATAGTGGATGCACTTTTTACAAGTGTAACATAATTAAGATAAGGACTGGTATAATGTAAATCAGGGCTATTATATGTGGGAGCATTTATAGCTAAATCAGGTAAACCAGTAAGACCATTAGATACTGTTATACCGCTTGTTGGCATCATATTATTAATAGCTAAACCATCTATAGCACTAGTACTTGTACAAAATAATCCAATTTTTGCAAATTGAATAGTTGTATTAGATGTAGTAATATTTGTAATACGCAATGCTGTAAATCCTTGAACAATACCCCATTTATCAGAAAGTGTATTAATTTGTGAATTAATTTCATTTTGTGTAAAAGGTACACCTCTTATATTAGAATATATTTCAGCAAATGATCGACCAAAAGGTATACTATATTGCCCAGTACTGCCCCTAAAATAAGGTGATCTATCATACTCTGCTGTAGATGAGCCTTTCGCCAATGTTAAATATGTATTTAATCCAGTAACTGCATATGAACTGGTTAAAACCATTGGTCTATAATAATTTGCACCATAAAATGGTTTTAATGTTGGTGTTGCATCTATAAAATTAGTTTGAACATAAGCACTATTAAAAGATAATTTACTACCATTTTGATATAATTTAATATATTCATCTAATTTAGTAATATTACTAATTATACCAGTTATGGCTGGGTTTATAACTATAGTAAAATTATAAAGTTCTAATGCATCATTTAAATTTATTCCTGGTAAGGTATTCCATACTATAGTAGTTGGCACTACTGACCCTTGTACTGATGGTGTATATGTAATAGTATATGGTGGAGCACTTACACCAACTGTAGTTATAGTAAATGAACCCCATGGTGTTGTATGTATATTTCCACTTATAAAAGGTAATGAACCAATCCATGTGCTACAAGTATGATAAAAATTATTTGCTATTAATATTTCTAAATTAGGTGTTGTTAGTATACTATTTAGTGAAACATTTCTGATACCAGTGATTGCTCTTTTATAATTTATTAGGTATAAATAATTTGCAACTCCTGCGTCTGATTGCATAAAATATAAATAATATTTACCTGTAACTGTTTTATAAACTCTAATATTTGTTGGAACTATAGTAACAAATGTATTATTTAAATTTGCCATAAGATAAGCACCTGTATTTGGATCTAGGAAATATCCAGTATTTAGAACACCTAATGCGGTGGTAGATCTTTCATAAGTATAAAATGATGTAGTACATAAAGCACTTTGTGAACGTAATAATGCAGTAGATGCTACAAATGTTGTTGCTGCTGTATTTTCTGTAGTTGCAGTATTAAGAGTTAATGATACAGGAAATATTGGCGATGCAGTTCCAAAGAAATTATTTGCAGTATTACCATTATTTGTGATATAATAATTAATTGATGAATTCATATCAATTGCTAATGAATATTCATTCATAGCTCTTGTTATAACAGTTGAATCCATTGTAATATCATATGTAGTTGTCCATGTAGGTAACACAAGTTTATATAGATTTCCTATAGCATATTGTAAACCAGAACTTGATAAGAATTGTTCTGATGCTGTATTTTTAACAGTTGAATTATGATTATAACACATATTATATATTGTCCATGTCAATCCACCATCAAATGTTAATTCTATACGTAACCGTGCATCTGAGATATTTCCATTTATAATTAAATCAGATAATTTAATATAACTTGCAGCAACATATACACCATTAAAATTAATAATAGTACTACTATTTTGTGTTAATGTAATATAATTGGTAGTTAATTGTGAATAATCAGATGCATTTATTGTTGCTTGTGCTGTGCCTGTAAGACCATTAGATACTGTTATACCAGTTGAAGGCATTAAATTATTATCCATTTTTGCAGAAAATAAAATATAAAACAGACCAATTTTTGCAAATGTAATACTAACACTTGATGTTGATACATTTGTAATTCGTATACCATTAAATGGTTTTACTATACCCCATTTATCAGCTAGTTTATTTGAAAATGCTATAGCTTCTGCACTTGTATATGCACCTGTATTAGTAGCTAAACCTGCACGAGCTATATAAGCTGATTCAGCTATTAAAGTTACACCTCCATTATAATAATTACTTGTTATATTCTGATAATTTTGACTGAGACTTGTACTAGTTGTTGTACTTATCGTTAAACCTTGTGTTAATGGATGTTTATTAATATGTGCAGCAGTTACTCCTGATACAAATCCTGTGCGTAAATTATTTGTATTTCCTGTTGGTTGTGTTTGTAAAACAAGTTTTATACCATTTTGATATAATTGTATCCATCCATCTAATAAAGCATATGTTGTAATTGGTGCACTTTTATTTAATTCTAAATTAATAACCATTGTAATAACATGTATATTATCTATATCATCTGGATCTGTTCCAGGTAATGCTTTCCATGCAAGCATATTGTTCATACTATTAGAAGTTTCTAATATATTACCAACAACACTTACTTGTGCATTTGTTAAATCTATAGCAAAACATTCAGGAGCAATAGCATATGAAGCATTTCTATAATATAAATATGATACAATAGGATTACACCAATCTTTAACTTGAACATACATTAGAGGACTGTTAATACGCATCATACTACCAACATATGAATATATAAAATATTTAAGTGCAGATAAAGCTGCTGTAATCTTTGCACTAGTTGGATTTGGACTGCCTGCACTTGGAATATTAAAAGTAGGTGTTATACCATATCTACCAAAACCAGTTTGATATGCTGATCTACCCCACAAATTTACATAATATCTACCAGTTGGTGATGTCATTATTTTAACAGCGGATGGGCATGCATAAGTACTAAAAAGAGGTGTACATGTATTTGGATCCATAAAATAACCAGATCCTATAGGATGAGTACCAGAGCCGGAATTAATATAATTTTGTGTTGAAGTGTTATATGAATATACAGTATTATATTTCTGAGGATCTATAAGATCTAAATTAGATGGAGAAAAACTTGCAGCTGCTGCATTTTCAATAGAAATAGTTGATGCACTTGCACCTTTATAATTTATAATATAACCGCCTGTAGCTAAATTTGTATTACCAAATAAAGTACCATTTACAGTAAGAGTTGTAGCTCTTGCTAAATTATTTGCTTGTGTTACAAAATTAGTATTACCAGTATTTAATAAGGTTATAGCAGCATTAAGATCTATTGAATAGATAAATACATCTGTCCATAGTTTAGGCGGTAAAAGCTCTATTTGTATAATTGATTTAATAAATCCAGATGTGCCGCTTCTTGGTGAAGTTATTATACTATATAATGAACATAAAATAGGAGTTCCCATTTGTGCTGATAATAAAGGTGTAATAGTAACATTTGCTGTTAGTTCCCCTTTAGTATTAATTGTTCCTGAGCCAATTTGTGTTGTATTTCCCATACTAGGTGTTGAATTACTATTATCTGTAATAATATATATGTTTGCATTTGCAGATGCTAAAGGATCAAAATTAATATATTGTAGATTTATAGGACTTGATATTGAAGTGTAGAAACTTCCAAGTGATGTATAAGTAAAACTACTTGCATAATAATAATCTCTAACAACATATGCATTTGATACTAATCGTGTTGTGTGTCCTAGTTTTGTTATTATTAAATAAAAATAATATGTCCCTGGTGTTGGCACAGTGAATGTCCCATTTATTATACCAGATGTATCAAGTGTTAATGTGCCACCGTGACATAAATTACTTGGATGAATTACATTATTTGCTGTTTCATAATATACAAGCACATCTGATGTTTGCACATTATCAAATGTTGATAGTTTAATTTTAACATTTGTAGGTGCATTTGCCACAAGTGTTGTAGGTGTAATAAATACGATAGAATCTGGTATTTTATATACATGTGTTGAAAAATATAAACATGCAGATACTACACCAATACTACCAGAATTTACTCTAACTTCAACAGTACTATTTGAAGAAATTAAACTTGTTGTGACAGCTATTACTGTTCTACCACCTAAACTATTATATAAGAAATTTGTAGTAAATATATTATCTGTAATAAATTGTTCAACTCCATTTATTAATATACTGATAGTAGTCAAATTATTTGGTATTGTCCATGTAACAACCATTGATTCTATTGTTCCTGATACGGGTGTTATAAATTTTGTATGAATAGCAGATATAGACGACCCACTAGATGCAGATACTAATGCATCATTTACATTTAAATATATATTAGCACCAGTTGTAGATGCAGCAAAATTTATAATATATGTATTTGCCCAATCTATTAAATTAGACCATGACGGGATAGCTTGTGCATTCCCTGTAATTATTTGCCATGGATTACCAGTTGGTAAGAAATCAATTAAATTACTTTTTTTACAATAAGGTATTCTATTTTTAGTGCTACTACCTAATGATACACTTACATCACCACCCTTAGTTCCGGTTGCACCAGTAATACCAACATCACCTATAGGACCTGTATTACCTGTTGCACCCGTTGCACCTGTTGTACCTGTTGCACCCATTGCACCTATTGCACCTTTATCACCAGTTACGCCATTAGCACCTGTGTCTCCTGTTGCCCCTGTTGCACCAGTATCACCAACTGCACCTGTAGCTCCTGTATTTCCAGTAGCTCCTGTATCACCAGTGGCACCAATGGCACCAGTAGCGCCTGTTGTACCAGTAGTACCAGTAGCACCGATTGCACCAGTAGCACCAGTTTCACCAGTTACGCCAATTGAACCAGTTGCACCGATTGCACCGGTTGCACCAGTTGCACCAGTTACACCTGTAACACCTGTATTACCTGCAGCACCAGTAGCACCAGTAGCACCAGTTGGACCTGTTGTTCCAGTATTTCCTATTACTCCAGAACTACCTGTCATACCAGTATCACCAGTTACACCAGTATTGCCTGTGTCACCTATAGCACCGGTAACACCAGTAGCACCAGTAGCACCAGTAGTACCAGTAGCACCAGTAGCACCTATATCACCAGTTGTACCACTAACGCCAATAGCACCAGAATTTCCAGTCGTACCAGTAGCACCAGTAGTACCAGTAGAACCAGTCATACCTATTATTCCTATTGCACCAGCTGCACCAGTAGCACCAGTATCACCAACGTTTCCGGTTGTTCCGGTCACACCGGTATCACCTGTTATCCCAGTAGCACCAGTAGTACCTGATGCACCACTAGCTCCAGTTGCACCAGTGTCTCCAGCACTTGATATACCAGTTGTACCAATTGTACCGGTATTTCCTGTATTTCCTGTATTTCCTGTATTTCCAGTAGCACCAGTAGCACCAGATGCACCAGTTACGCCAGTTATACCACTGTTTCCAGTATCACCAATTGCTCCAGTGGCACCAGTAGCACCAGTATTTCCAATAGCACCAGGTACACCAGTTACACCAGTTGTACCAGTTGCACCAGTTGCACCAGCAGCACCGGTATTGCCAGTTGCACCAGTAGCGCCGGTAGCACCAATATCACCAGTAGCACCAGTATCACCAGTAGCACCAGTAGCACCAGTAACACCAGTAGCACCAGTAGCACCAGTATTGCCAGTAGCACCAGTAGAGCCAGTAGCGCCAGTATCACCAGTAGCACCAGTAGCACCAGTTTCCCCAGTAGTACCAGTAGCACCTGTATTGCCAGTAGCGCCAATAGCGCCAGTTGCACCAGTTTCACCAGTTGCGCCAATAGCACCGGTTGCACCTGTAGTACCAGTAGCACCAGTAGCATTAGTAGCACCAGTAGCACCAGTAGCACCCATATCACCAGTAGCACCAGTATTTCCAGTTGTACCAGTAAAACCAGTCACACCTGTATTTCCTGTAACATTCGGTGCACCTGTAGTACCTGTAGCACCAGTATCACCTATTCCACCTGTAGAACCTGTTGCACCCATTGCACCAGCTACACCCATTGCACCAGTTGAACCAGTTGTACCAGTATTACCGGTTGCTCCTGTAGAACCAGTAGAGCCTGTTGCACCAGTTGCACCTATTGCACCCAAACCTCCGGCGCCTGTTGCACCAGTCACGCCGATTGAACCAGTATTTCCAGTAGCACCTGCCGCGCCAGTCATGCCAGTTGCACCAGTAGCACCAGTCATGCCAGTTACACCAGTAACACCAGTTGGACAAGCACCAATGGCACCAGTAGTTCCGGTTGTGCCAGTTGCACCAGTAGCACCGGTTGTCCCAGTTTCTCCAACGGCACCTATTGGACTAATACCTGTGGCACCAGTAGTTCCGGTTTTACCAGTTGCACCCGTAGAGCCTGTGGCGCCGGTTGCACCATTTGCATTAATAACACCTGCTGCACCTGTTGGACCTGTTACACCAGTATTGCCAGTAATACCTGTTATACCAGGTGAACCAGTCGCACCAATTGCACCAGTGGCGCCAGTAACACCAGTTGCACCAGTACCTCCTGTAATACCTGCATCGCCAGGCAGACCTTTAGCTCCAGTTGCACCCGTTGCACCAGTAGCACCTGTCGCACCAGTATTACCTGTCGCACCAGTTGTACCAGTAGCACCAGTAGCATTTGTAGCACCTATTGCACCTGTTGCTCCTGTAGCACCAGGCGAACCAGTTTGACCAGTATCACCAGTAGCACCGGTTATACCAGTTGATCCTTTATCACCAAGTTCACCTTTAGCACCTATACTACCGATTGCGCCTGTAGCTCCGGTGGTTCCTGTAGCTCCAGTGGTACCAGTAACACCAGTAACACCTGTTGTTCCAGTATTACCAGTGATGCCTGTATCACCAGTAGCACCAATTTCTCCAGTAGCACCAGTAGCACCAGTAGCACCAGTAGCACCAGTAGCACCAGTAGCACCAGTATTTCCTGTAACACCAGTATTTCCTGTAGCACCGGTAGAACCAATAGTTCCTGTAGCACCAGTAGCACCAGTTACACCTGTTGTACCCGTATTTCCTGTAACACCAGTAGCACCAGTAGCACCAGTCGCACCAGTATCACCTGTAGCACCTGTATTTCCTGTTGCACCAGTTACACCTGTTGTTCCTGTATTTCCTGTAGCACCAGTAGCACCAGTAGCACCAATTGCACCAGTTGAATTTGAACCAATATTACCTGTTGTACCAGTAGCACCTGTCGCACCGAATGCACCAGTTATACCAGCATAAGTAGCACCTGTTGCACCTGTAGCACCAGATGTACCAGTAGTTCCAGTTGCACCAGTTGCGCCTATAGAGCCAATAGAACCAGTAGCGCCAGTTGCACCAATAGCACCAGCAGTGCCTATAGAACCAATAACTCCGGTTGATCCAGTAACACCTGTTGTTCCGGGAGCACCAGTCGACCCTATAGCACCAGTTGCACCGATAATACTAATACCAGTAGAACCAGTAGCTCCTGTAGCACCTGCATCACCTATAGCACCAGTAGCACCAGTTGCACCGATAATGCCAATACCAGTAGCACCAGTAGATCCAGTTGCACCAGTCTCACCGGTTGCACTAGCACCAGTTGCACCTGTAATACCAGTACCTGTTGTACCTGTCTCGCCGGTTGCACCTGTTGCACCAGTAGCACCAGTAATACCACTACCTGTTGCACCTGTTGCACCCGTAGCACCTGAAGCACCTAAAGCACCTGTCGCACCTATAATACCAATACCTGTAGCACCAGTCGCACCTGTAACACCAGTTGTACCTGTTTCTCCTGTTGCCCCTGTCGCACCAGTTGCCCCTGTCACACCAGTAGCACCAGGATCACCAATAAGACCTTTGTCACCAGTAACACCGGTGGGACCCTTAGCACCTGTTGAACCAGTAGTACCAGTAGTACCAGTAGTACCAGTAAAACCTACTGCACCGGTTACACCTGTGTAACCATCAGATCCTATTGGACTCAATCCAGTCGCTCCAGTGGCACCAGTTGGTCCAGTAACACCAGTTGCACCTGGATCACCAGGTTCACCCTTCGCACCAGTTGCTCCTGTAGCACCTGTTGCACCCATGACACCACTAGCTCCTGTAGCACCTATAGCACCCTTATCACCAGTAGCACCAGTAACACCCGCGGCACCAGTTGATCCAGTACCACCAGTAGCACCATCTGCCCCAGTCGCACCGGTTGCACCAGTCTTTCCTGTCGCACCTCCAGCACCCGTTACACCTGATGCACCAATTGCACCTGTTGCACCTGTTGATCCTGTAAGACCAGTTGATCCTATATCTCCACTTTCACCTTTGCTACCTGTAGCACCTATTGCACCCGTATTGCCTGTACCACCCGTGACACCTGTTGCACCAGTGGTACCTGTCTCACCAATTGTTCCTATCGCACCCGTTACCCCTGTAGCTCCAGTTTCTCCATAACCTGTTGCACCTGTAGCACCTGCTGCACCAGTTACACCCACATCTCCATCGGCTCTATAACCAGTTGCACCAGTAGCACCAGTAGTTCCAATAGTACCGGCAGCACCTGTTGCACCAGTAGCACCAGTAGCACCCATAGCACCAGTAGCACCAGTTACACCGGTCACACCAATAGCACCGGTTGCACCAGTTTCTCCTGTAGTACCAGAAGCACCAGTTGCACCTGTCGCGCCAATCATGCCAGTAGCACCTGTATTACCAGTTGTACCTGTAGCACCTGGTTCACCAGAAGCACCAGTTGCTCCAATTGCACCAGTTATACCAATACCAGTTGCTCCTGTTGCACCAGTAGCGCCTGTTGTGCCAGTAGGACTAATACCAGTAGCACCCGTTGAACCTGGTGCGCCTGTAGGACCAGTTGCACCTGTCGCACCAGTTGCACCACTTGGACTAATACCAGTGGCGCCGGTTGCACCAGTTGCTCCTGTTTGTCCTGTTTGTCCAGTAGCACCTGTAGCGCCAGTAGCTCCAATCTCACCAATCGCTCCGTAACCTGTCGAGCCGGTAGCACCTATAGCGCCAGTCGCACCAGTATCTCCAGTTGCACCAGTTGCACCGGTTGGACTAATACCGGTTACACCTGTAGCACCTATCGTACCAGTTATACCTGCGGCACCAGTTGCACCTGTTGCACCAGTCATGCCAGTAGCATTAGTTGCACCAGATGCCCCCGTTGTGCCAAATTCTCCGGTAGCACCAGTTACTCCTTTTTTACCAATATCTCCAGTTGCACCTGTTGCACCACTTGCACTATAACCAGTATTTCCTGTAGCACCAGTATTTCCTGTAGCACCGGTAGAACCAGTAGCACCATAACCTGTTGCACCTGTTGCACCTGTTGCACCTGTTGCACCAGTATCACCAGTGCCACCCATATCACCGGTTGGTCCTTTATCACCTGTGCTACCTTTAGCTCCAATTGGTCCAGTGGTACCTGTAGCACCTGTGTCGCCGGTATGTCCTATAGCGCCAATTGCACCTGTTACACCCGTTACACCTGTTGGTGATAAACCACTAGCACCTGTAGCGCCAGTTGCACCAGTTGCACCAAATGACCCTGTATCACCTATAGGTCCCTTATCACCTGTAGTGCCAGTAGCACCAACCGCACCAGTTGCACCCATATTACCAGTTGTCCCAGTAGCACCCGTAGCACCCGTGTTTCCAGAAGCACCGGTAAGTCCGATGTTTCCTGTATTGCCAGTATTCCCGGTTGCACCTGTACTGCCAGACAATCCTGTTGCACCAGTAGAACCAATTGATCCTGTAGGAGATATACCTGTAGCACCAGTTGCACCTGTAGCACCGGTTCCACCTCCTGGTCCTGCATCACCTGTAGGTCCTTTATCGCCAGTATCACCAGTGGCACCTATCGCACCTACATTGCCTGTTGCACCTGTAGCACCAGTAATACCTGTATTTCCAGTAACACCAGATGCACCTATTGCACCTGCATTACCTGATGCACCAGTAGCACCTGTAGCGCCGGTCGCACCTGTAGCACCTGTAGCTCCTGTAGCACCAGTTGTACCTATAGCACCAGTTGCACCAGTCGCACCTGTTGCACCAGTAGCACCTGTGACACCTGTAGCACCAGTAGCACCAGTAGCTCCTGTAGCACCAGTATTTCCTGTAGCACCTGTATTTCCTGTAGCACCTGTATTTCCTGTAGCACCTGTGGTACCTGTAGCTCCAGATGCACCAGTTGCACCAAGTATACCTGTAGAACCAGTAGCACCTGTAGGACCGGTAGTACCTGTTACACCTGTGGCGCCTGTCTCACCTGTCATACCGGTAGCACCAGTTGCTCCAATCGCACCAGTTGCACCAGTAACACCAATAACACCTGTTGAACCAGTTGCACCAGTAGCACTAATACCAGTAGCACCAGTAGATCCTGTTGCACCTGACACACCAACATAGCCTGTAACACCAGAGGCACCTATTTCACCAGTTGAACCAATGCCAGTAGCACCAGTTACGCCTGTAGCACCAATTACACCTGTTGCGCCAGTAGCACCAATTACACCAGTGGCGCCACTCCCATCTATACCAGTATCTCCTTTTTCACCTGTGACACCAGTAGCACCTGTAGCACCGATTACACCTGTAGATCCAGTAGCTCCAAAACCTCTTGCACCTGTATTTCCAGTAGCACCAGTCGCACCTGTAGCACCAATAGCACCAGTGTCACCGGTTTCCCCATAACCAGTTGCGCCTGTTGCTCCAATGGCACCAGTCGCACCAGTCATACCAGTTGCGCCTGTAGCACCAATAACACTAGCACCCATAGTGCCTATAGCTCCTACAGCACCTGTAGTACCTATTGATCCTATTATCCCAGTAGCACCAGTAGCACCTATAGGACTTTCTCCGGCGTGTCCCTTGCTACCAGTTGCTCCAGTAGCACCTGTTGAACCTGTATCACCAGTAGAACCTGTATTACCAGTATATCCTGTTGCACCAATAGCACCAGTAGCACCGGTAGCACCAATAGCACCAGTTGCACCTGTAGCACCTGTAGCACCTGTATTTCCAGTAGCACCGGTAGCACCTGTTGGCATTGATCCTGTAGCTCCTGTAATACCGGTTGATCCTGTTGCACCAGTATTACCATTATCTCCAGTAATACCTTTATCGCCAGTTGCACCGGTAGCACCAATAGCACCTGTATCACCTGTAACACCGGTAGCGCCAGTAGCACCAGTTGCACCGGTAGCACCTATCGCACCAGTAGCACCGGTAGCACCAGTATCACCTGTAACACCAGTCATACCAGTAGCACCAATAGCGCCAGTAGCACCAGTAACACCCGCATCACTTGTAGAACCTGTAGCACCAGTATTTCCAGTAGCACCAGTTACACCTGAAGAACCTATATCTCCAGTATTTCCCCCTGCACCTGTATCACCAGTCGCACCAGTATTTCCAGTTGAACCTGTTGCACCGGCAGCGCCTAGATTTCCTGTTGAACCAGTAACCCCAGTAACACCAGCGACACTAGGTGCACCAGTAGCACCAGTAGTTCCTGAAGCACCTGCATCACCATCAGCACCTGTTGCACCAGTAGCACCAGTCATACCGGTATTACCAGCAGCACCAGTAGCACCAGTAGCACCTATCGCACCGGTATTACCTACATCGCCAGTAGAACCAGTATTACCGGTAGCACCGGAAGAACCAGTCGTACCAGTCGTACCAGTAATGCCTGTAGCACCAGTAGAACCAGTTGCACCAGTAGCACCAGTTGCACCGGTAACGCCATCAGCACCAGTAGCACCTATAGCGCCAGTAGCACCAGTTGCACCAGTTTCACCAATAATACCTGTTGCACCTAGTGCACCTGTATCACCTGTATTTCCAGTAGAACCATCTACACCAGTAGCTCCAATATGTCCTGTAGTACCAATAGTACCAGTAGCACCAGTTGTGCCAGTAGATCCTGTCTCACCAGTAACACCTATATTACCAATGACACCAGTCGCACCAGTAGAACCAGTGACACCACCGGCACCAGTCATGCCAATTATACCAGTAGCACCAGTTTCATTAGTAGCGCCAGTAGCACCAGTTGCACCAATAGCGCCAGCAGCACCAGTATCGCCTGTAGCACCTGCTTCACCTGTGACACCAGTTGCACCTGTTGCGCCAGTTGCACCAGTAGCGCCAGTAGCACCAGTCGCACCAGCAGCACCAGCACCAGTAGCACCTGTGGCGCCAGTTGCACCAGTAGCGCCAGTATTGCCAGTAGCACCAATTGCACCAGTTTCACCAGTATTACCAATAGCACCAGATGCACCAGTGGCACCAGTTACACCTGTGTCGCCAGTAGCACCAGTAGCACCTGTAACACCTGTCATGCCAATATCTGAAGCGCCAGTAGCACCAGTAGAACCAGTTGCACCTGTATTACCAGTAGCACCAGTAGCTCCTGTAGTGGCAATATTACCAGTAGCACCAATGGTGCCCGTAGCACCAGTATCGCCTATATTTCCTGATGTACCAGTATTACCCGTAGAACCTGTTGCACCATTTGAACCTGTTGTACCGGTAGCACCGGTAGAACCTGTATTACCAGAAATACCTGAATTTCCAGTTAGACCTGCGGAGCCAGTAGCACCTATTGCACCTATTGCGCCAGTTGCACCAGTAGCTCCAAACGCACCTGTATTTCCAGTAGCACCTGTAGCACCAGTAGCACCCGTTGCACTAGTAGCACCGGTTGCACCAGTAGCACCAGTGGCACCAGTAGCACCAGTAGCACCAGTAGTACCAGACGCACCAGTAGCACCGGTTGCACCAGTAGAACCAGTAGCACCCGTAGCACCCGTAGCACCAGTAGCACCAGTAGCACCAGACGCACCAGTAGCACCAGTAGCACCAGTTGCACCAGTAGCACCAGTAGCACCAGTAACACCAGTAGCACCAGTAGCACCAGTAGCACCAGAAGCACCAGTCGCGCCGATAGCACCAGTATCACCAGTAGCACCAGTAGCACCAGTAGCACCAGTATCACCTGTTATACCATTAATTCCTGTATTACCAGTAGCACCAAATTGTCCAGTTGGACTAATACCTGTATTACCAGTGGCACCAGTAGCACCAGTAGTACCAGTAGCACCGGTAACACCCATAGGACCTGTTGGACTAATTCCTTTAAGACCAGTAGAACCAGTAGCACCAGTAGCACCAGTGATACCAGTAATACCATAGTGACCTATAGGACCTGTAGGACTAGAACCTGCTGAACCTATATTACCAGTAGAACCAGTTAAACCAGTTGCACCGGTAGGACCTGTAAAACCAGTAGAACCCGCTGCACCAGTTGCACCCGTCGAACCAGTTGAACCATCAAAATTACTTGAAATAACCATTAACTATATTAATAATATAGAAAGAAAAAATGATATATTTTAATATTAAAATTTCATATCGGTTATTTATTGATATAAAATATAATATATTAATATATGGAAGAAATAATACTTAATATTGATTCAAGATACAGAGATATAATACAATATCCAAATGAAGCTAAATTTAAAATTACTTTTGAAAAAATGTATAAAAATATAATTGCAATAACTATTAATAGTTTAGAAATATGTAATTGTATTAATTATATAAGTTCCGCAAAAGGTAATAATTATATTAAAATATTTTTACCTAATAAAACGAATGATTCATATGGTTCTATATTAGTACTTCCTGATGGTTTATTACAATCAATTAAACATATAAAATGTATTTTTAATAGATTATTCACTGGATTTTTTAATACAAATCGTAATTTACAAATACATTCATTTAATAATATCACATTTGCTGAAAAACATTGTTATATATTCTATTTATATGAATCAGTAACAATAACATTTGATTTTAATACTCAAATATTACCAGCTACATTAAATAATAATTTAATAATTAATAAAGGTTGGTATAGTTTGTATGGATTAGTAATTCACATACAAAAATATATTGAACAAAAATATAATGAAAGGGCTGAATATATTACAAATAATCCTCTAGCTACTACTATAAATTTAGATTCGGGTAATTTTTCATTTAATACATTTAATTTAAAAATTTTTGATAGACGCTTAAGATCAACAACCGCAGCATTAGATTGTATTCGTAGTGATCCAATTACTGGAACAAATTTTAATGGTAATAATTTAAAATTAAATTTAGGTGCTTTTAAAACATATATATATAAAATATATATTAATGATACTACAACTTTTATATGTTCAACCGTGCAAAATGCAACAGATGGTATATTAGATAAATTAGTTAATAATTCATATGTTATTCCTGTTAATTATGTTCATGCAGGGAATGGGAATACATTAAAATCTGGTTCAAAATATTATATTAATAACAAACCATCTGCTCCAACACTTGATGATACGCAAATATATAATTTATCATGTGAAATTAATTTATCAAATTATGTTTATTTTAAAAATTCTTTTACAGATTTAACAGATACAACCTTTTATTATTATTATGTAGATATAACTGGTGCAAAAGCATCTACTTGGAAACTATTAGATGGTAATATTACAATAAATACTTTTAGCAGTTTATCTTCAAGACAATTTTTATTAGATCATAGATTTATTACATTAGCACAATTTAATGATCCATTATATACAGTAACCATGGAATATGATATAGCAGATTTTGAAATAGATTTTAATACAAATAAAAATACAGATACATATAATTCAATAATAAATAGTATTATCAATATAAGAAAATTAGAATATTTATCTATTGGCTATTATTTAGGTTATAGACCAGATATGTCTAAATTAACAGATATATTTTTTAAAAAATCTATTATGGATTATACAGAAAGAATAATAATTGCAGAAAAGTTTTATGATACAACTGGTAATAATTATATATTTATGAAAATAAATGGCTGGGGTTATATAGATTTTTTTGGTGAATCACTAATGGCTAAAATATTATTAACATCTGGATTAGGTCATCCAAAATTAGATGATTTTGTAAATCAAGGTTATCGATTTAGACAACCTGTCAATATTAATAAACTTGAAATTGAATTAGTTGATTATTTAGGTAATACACTTGATCTAAATGGATCCAATTTTTCATGTACTATTCAATTAACAGAGATTATCCGTTCTGATCAAAAAGAAATTATAGAAAAAGAAGCTCGTTTATTTAATTATTAAACATAATATAAAAATAGTTTTCTGTTAAAATTATTTTTATTTTATTACATATTTAACTATATGTTATATCTCCAGTGCTTATATTATTAGCTCTTGGTGCGGATGGGAAAAATTCACTAATCTTATCCATATCTACATTCATTTCATTCTGTAGAAATGAATCTACTTCATTTTTAAGTTGTTCAATTTCATCTGGTGTATTAACATTATTTAATTTACCCATCATTCCCATAATTTTACTTAGTTGTGGATTACTACATAAATTATCAAGATTAAATGAAGATACATCTGGTGTAGTATTATCATTTGTAGTTTCTTTATCTGATGTAGTTTGTCTTCCACCCGGTAATACACCAAATTGATCAGCCATTTTAAGAATATTACCGAAATTAATATTCTTTTTATCTTTATCTGTTGCACCTACATCAACACTTGCTGTTGAAAAATTATCATCAATAATAATCTTTTCTTTTTCCTTACCTCCCGTCATATTACCCATAGAACTCATAATATTATTCATTATATCACCGCCCTCGCCCGACATCATATTTCCCATACCAGGTATTTTATTTGTCATACATTTTAATAATTTATCAATTTCAATATCTCCATTATTTAGTTTATCAGCATATTTAACTGATATTTTTCGACTTAATCCCATAATATCCGCTAATGGATTACTTCCTGGGTCTGTACTCATGATATTTTCAAAAGATGAAACAATGTCATTAACCATATTTGTAGTATGATTATTAATATCTGATCCTAATACTTCGTGAATTTTTTTACGGACATCATTAGTTTTACTATCAAGTAAATCCATAACACGTCCTATTTTTACTATATTACGTTCCTTAACTGGTTTTAATGATTCACACGAAATATATAGATTATATAAATTTGTCCAAATTAGTTTTTTAATTTCTTCAGATTGATTATTTAATATATATTTAATACATAATTTAGAACCAAATAAACTCTCAGATATACGTAATGTATTATCATTTTTATGAGAAAATATTTTAAGTTTTGCTTTGACAAAATCATCAAAAAATTCATCATTTATTAATTCAACAAATAATTTACCATTATTTATTTTATCTTCATTAGACAATTGTAATATATCATTGAGAATTTGTTGTATATCATTATTAATAAAAATAATTTTAAGTTGATTAACAAACTCATTAAAATTATTTAAATATTTTGTATCATCTACATTTGACTCTTCCGACTGTGTGTTATTTAAATCCAGGATTTCAACCATATATAATGAAAGTTTTATAATCTTTATATATATACAACTAATATTAAATTATTTTTCTATTTTTCCATATAAATATTTATATGTTTCATTTCTATCGCGCCAACCAGACGATGAGCAACTAAAGCAGATAGTGACGCCATCTTCATTTGAATAACCGCAAAAATAACAGTGTATATGACGTTTACCTGGGATGGCTTTACACGTCTTTCGCATGGAATCATAACCTGGACACCTCTTTAGTGACACATCTTTATTGTGCACACTTGCGACACAATAGTATTCTTTTGTTAGATTTAATTTTATTCTTTATTTTTAAGTTTTAGATATTTATGTTTATATTTCAAATATTTATACGTATATCCTTTATTCAACTCCTCATGTAATTGCCTGGCAAGTCTCGCATCTTCATCCATTGCTTCAGTCGTTAGAATAAATGGAGTCGTAGGATGCGATAAATTATAGGTATTATCAATTTTTAAAATATTAACCTTTAAATTATCAAATTTTAATTCTTTATTTATTTTAGAATCATCGCCAAACTGGCCAAACTGTACCATTATTATATCTAATGGATATTTTTTATATTCATATATAGCTTCTGCAACTGCATCTGCTATCCACATATTATCATTACCAAATACACCGCCACCAACAGCAGTTAAAAACACTTTTATTCTTGGCGTTTCATCTGATAATTTATTAACAGCTACTTGTAAAGTGCATTTATAAGCAGATGTTAATATTGCTTTTGCTAATGGTGCAATTTTTTGTTTATAGTCGGGACCTGCTAAACCATATCGGTTAGAATATGCAATTGGTAATGCAGAACAATATACTTGACAAATTTTTTTGCTTTCATCTATTAATAATGGCGAATTCCATTGTACACCAACTTGTAAATAGTCATTCATTAAAATATTTAATAACACCTGATTGTGTGGTTCTAGTCGTGGGTTTATATAACAATAACCATTAAGATAAAAATATTCACCCGGTTTCGGGTTTTTACCACGTATCTGAATATACCCAAGTTTTGTTAATACATTTTCTAGTGTATTAATTTGATTGTCTTTTGTTTGAGGCTTATCCTCAAATATTGCATAATTTCTAAAATATGTTCCAACAGGTGATGCCAATGCAACTCTTGGTCCTTGTGTAGGATCTTTAACATACATATTTATCCCTTGTTCTGGAGTTATAATATCATCTATCATTTCTAATAAATTAAATTGAGATGCAGCCTGTACAACTGAATTTGTACTTTCCATATGATTAATTACATTAGAAATATCTGCATTTAAAAATTGATATGTTATATTATTAGATACGTCCAGAGTAGTATCTGTTAAAAATAATTTTATATTTGTATATTTAGTTAGAGGCATAGTCTCTTTTAATTGTGTTAATGATACACATGAAAAATCCCCTACAGTAAATCTTTTTTCATTTATACTAAATGTAATATCTTTATAATTTAATTGTCCTATTTTTGTGTATTTAAACTCTGTATGTATTTTTTTACCAGAAGTTTCCTTAATACCAAAATACGGTTCAAACCAATGATATATATTTGCATTATGAATACCTCTAGGATCTAATACATTAACAGCTTTTGAGGGACCTGCGAGTGCTGGGACAGGGACAGGGGCTGGGGCAGGGACAGGGGCTGGGGCAGGGACAGGGGCTGGGACAGGGACAGGGGCTGGGGCAGGGACAGGGGCTGGGACAGGGGCTGGGGTAGGTTTTGATAGAATAGCTGATTGCGGTAAGGATTCATATATGGCTTTTGCTAGTTGTATTTTATCATAATAGTCTGTAAATTTAGTATGTAAACCTCCCCTGTTAATATAGTTATCTAAAGCTGTTATATTTTCTAGCGTCATAATAATACCAATTTGGCCTTTGTCTATTAGTGGGTCTAGTTTATTATTTGGTATATCAACATTTTTTTGTTGGAATGATCCAGATTTAATACCAATATTAAATAAAATATTAGAAAAATCCATTAATCTTTGAAGAGATGTAGAATTATTTATCATTGAAAAAAAATAAATATGAGTATTAGCTTGAGGATACTTATTAAACGTATAAGTTATTTGTAAGTCGCGATCATTTAAAAAAGTCATAAGTTCTTTAGTAATATGTGTTGTATTATCCATATTATATATATATATAGAAAAATTTATATATTATTTTTTAAACATTATTATAGAGTTTATTTTATAAAAAAATATCAAGTTTTTGTTTACTAGTAAATTGCTCAAGTTATATACTATATATGTAAAATGAATCTAATATTAAATATTTTACATATAGATTTTACAAAAAAAGAGTTAATAAATTAAATTATATTAAATAAAAAGGATATATTTTGTTTTATTTGGGCACCAATTGATAATTTAAAATAATATTTTTATTATTTTGAATTATTTTTTTATTTTTTTAATTTTACCATTAGAATAAGTTCCGTATAATAATCCTTTGGAACCATTTAATAGTTTTGTATAAATATTATTATTTTCTAATATATATGTAATATTTTTAATTATTATTTCACATACTTCATCATCTGATTCTGAATCAGAACTTGCAATATTTTCAACAGGAAACATTTTCCTAAATGCTGCTAGTTTTTTACTATTGACTTCATCATCAGATTCAATGTCAGAAGAGTCATAATGGTATTCAGTAGAATCTATATTATTAGATATAATAAAATTATTAGACATTACAATTTCATCTTTTCCTGTCTTAATTATTGAATTTAATTTAGTATCAATCATTGATATATTATTATTTTGTGTTGTTATACAGTAAGAATTAATTTTTAATATATTATTACAATTACTATTCGTATTAAAATTTTCTTGTTGAGGATTTATATTATTAATATTTTCTAAACTAGATGGTGTAGCAATAATAATATTTTGTATATTATTTGTTGTATTAGTATTATAATTAATAATACTCGGTTTCGTTTCTAGTTGTGTAATTTTTGTTTTTATTTCCTTAATTTCGTTAATAATATTCATTTCATTTATTTTACATGTTTTTTCATGTCTCCACCTACTTTGAAAATGAGCAAACTCTTTATTACATTTTACACACTTATATTTTTTACAGTATATATTATTTTTATTTAATTTTATACATTTTATTTCAAAATTATTATGTTTAGTTTTATATTCAGTTATTATTTTCATAAATATTGCACACATTAGATTTTCATCACCTTCAAAAATTTCATGACCTGCAATCAATTTAAATAATTTATTAAATTCATTAATAATCTTTTTCTCTAAAACAAATGGATTGATACATTCATTAATAGAAATATATCTTGATCCAGTTTTATATCCATTTATACATCTAGTTAGTGTAGGTGAATTAGAACATCCTATTTTATATCTATTAGTTCCAATTAATTCTGATGGTTGAATTAAATATATTATTCCTTTTGACATTAATTATATAATATAATTAATTTTTATAACTAAATCAAATAAACATTACACTCACGCGAGAAATTTTTTTATAATTTTTGCAAAAAGTTTGTAATATATTTTAATTTTATTATATAAAAAAATGAAAAAAATAATATCTATGTATATATAAGAGTCATTAATATGACATATTATAAACGTATGAAAGAATACAAGAACAAATGCGGATTATCCAAGTTATATACTGTATATGAAAATGAATCTAATATTAAATATTATAAGAATACATTAGAATTAACAATTATGAATATATTATATAAAAATATAAATGTAAATTTTACAAATAATAAATTATTTTATGAATTACAAAAAAAAGTTATTAGATTGCCATTTATTATATTAAATGATAAAGATATATTTATTATATTCTGTTTTATTTGGCATCAATTAATAAATCAAAAGAATACTTTTATTAACTATAACAATAATACTATTAAATTAAATATGAGATATTATTCAAATAATACTTTAGAATTTGATAAATTATTAGAAAATAATAATATAATAGATCAATTATCATATAAAACATTATTCATTAACGAACAGTTATATGAAATAGAATCTTATGAAGATGTACATAGTAAAATATATATATCTTATTTTATTAATCATCTATTACATTATAAAGAAATTTATATTGAATCACAATTTATAAAAGAATTTATTACAATGATGATTACTAATAATATAGAATATATAACTGATGAACCTGGAGAAAAAGTTTTAACTTTTTCTTCAGCTAGATTATCCGAAAAATCTAAAGATTTTTTGGATAATGAACCTTATCAAGCAACGCTTGATAAGCTACCTTGCACTGCTATGCAGTGCAATGAACCTGGAGAAAAAGTTAAAACTTTTTCTTCAGCTAGATTAGAAGAAACTCAAAGAGTTTCTACTAATAAAAATAAATTAATAAATAAAATAAATAATATTATAGCAGATGATACGAATACACATGAAATATGTGAATTAATCACACTTGATGATATAATTGATAAATTAATTGCTAAAATTAATTATTATTCATCATAATCTGAATCAGAATCTGTATTATTTTCTTCAATTTGATTTATTATTTTTTTCATTTTACTTTTCCTTCGGGATACTTCTACATATCTTACATATAATAATATAATTAATAATGAATTAATTAAAACAAATCCATAATTATTATATATAAAATCATATATTTTCATTAAATATTTTTTAAAAATAGTTTCTTCTTCCACTTTTAATAATGCTTCTTGTGCTATTTTAGTTTGTTGTTCATTAATTTTATTAATAAAATATTTTGCCAATTTAGGTTCAACCAATTTAGGTTTTTTATAGTAAGTGTTCATTATATTAATGTGAGGAAATAAAAATTGATTTAAAAATATCTAATTATTAATTTTATTAATATAGTATATATATATGGCAAGTTTAGATTATAAACTAAAAAATATGAATCATTCCGTAGAATCTAGCGAATATTTATTAAATCCTGAAAATAATCGTTTAACAATATATCCTATTAAAAATAATAAAATTTGGGAAGCATATAAAAAACAACAAGCTGCTTATTGGACTGCAGAAGAGATCGATTTCTCTAAAGATTATAAAGATTTTTGTTCATTAAATGAAAACGAACAATATTTTATTAAATTAATATTAGCATTTTTCTCATCATCTGATACTATTGTTAATATTAATTTAGGTGAAAGATTTCTTCACGATGTGAAAATTCGTGAAGCTACAACTGTTTATACTTGGCAAATGATGATTGAATCAACACATGCTGAAGTATATAGTTTACAAATTGAAAATATTATTAGAGATCCTGTTGAAAAAGATAAATTATTTAATGCAATTATTGAATATCCTTGTATCGCAGGGAAAGCTGCATGGGCTACTAAATGGATTGAATCTACAGAAAGTTTTGCAACTAGATTAATTGCATTTGTTATTGTAGAAGGTGTATTTTTCTCTGGTGCCTTTTGTGCAATTTTCTGGTTGAAGAAAAGAAATGTTATGCCGGGATTATGTAAATCTAATGAATTAATTGCACGCGATGAAGGTATGCATTGTGATTTTGCAATATTATTATATTCAATGTTAGAAAATAAATTAGATGAGAAACATGTTCATGAGATATTTATAGAAGCTATTGAAATTGAAAATGATTTTATTTGTAATAGTTTGCCTTGTGCTTTACTTGGTATGAATTCAACTCTAATGAGTCAATATATTAAATTTGTTGCTGATAGGCTATTAGTTAATCTTGGATATAATAAAATTTATAATGTAGTTAATCCATTTGATTTTATGGAGTCAATTAGTGTTGAAGGTAAAACAAATTTCTTTGAATCAAGACCAACACAATATCAAAATGCTCATGTATTAAATAATACTAATAATGTTTTTAAATTATCCGATGATTTTTAGACATTTACAATTATTTTATTATTAGAATAAAATGAGTGAATAAATATTTTTTAGACATTTACAATTATTTTATTATTAGAATAAAATGAGTGAATAAATATTTATTTTATTATTATAAAATAAATAAATATTTTTAGACATTAACAATTATTTTATTATTATAAAATGAACTAAGGAACAACTGAAATTCACCAAACTTGATTAACTTTCCATCACCATTTGGAATGTTTAATTGTTCTGCGGTTGTTTTATCTAATACGGTATTCTGACCATTTTTTAATTTTAAATCTTTAAATTTATTACTTAATGCACTCATAACTTTGGGACGTGACATTGCTACATTTTCGGGTAATCCTAAAAAGACTCTTAGAATTTCTGGAACTGGATGTTCTTTATTAAATCCACCATTAACATTACCTTTCCTTTTTGGTTTTTTCATAGCCTTAACAATTTCATCTGCATGTGCTTTCTCAAGAGTTTTTAATAAATTATTCATTTTTTTAGTGTGCTCATGTTTATCTTTTTCTTTTAATTTAAGCTGTTTATCTAACTCATTAATATCTTTATTACTTTGTTTAATAAATTCCATTCCCTCTTTAATCTGTTTCATTATATTTTCAAATGTTTCTTTCTCTTTTTTAATAATAGGTTCTTCTACTAATTCGTCATGTTGAGAATGTTCAGAAACTTCATCAGACATATTTTGGTTATTAGACATATTAATAATAATATAAGATACTTCTTTATATAAATAATCATAATATATTTATTACTTTATATAAAGTAATTGTTAAATAGTTGATACTTACATAAGTAAAATGTATTAAAATAAAAATTTATTTTTTTACACGTATATGTCTTTTTCAAGCACGATCTGGTCTCGGAGAGATTCCCCACTTTTCAAGCTGTTTGTGATAGTCAGCGACCTATCTGGTGAGTTCTATATTCAGCTTGAGTAGGTTGAATAGTTTGCAGCCATCTGCATCTAGTTCCTCAACCTTACTATCGGAAATTCGAGTAGACGGTTTGACCGTCATGGTGTAATCGTTAATGACTCTGGATGCGGACATTTGTATCTATATATATTTACAGAGATATATAAATACTTTACATTTCAAGTTTTTTTAATTGTGTAATTCTTTAAATAATTTGTCTCTTTGTAAATCTTCAATGATTTAAAGAATATCATAATATAAATAATATAATTGATTGTAAAATCATGTTAGAATCAACAAAATTAAATCATGAAGTATTTAATAATATAAAACTATCATCACATGAAAATACAATAATAAAATCACAAGAATCATTTTATGAAATAGTAGAAAATATATTATTATTTTTACAAATTGTTACATCAGAATCAATTATATCAATTAGATTAATTGATTATTTTGTTACTAAATATGCTAAATTAAATAAAATTGCATATAAATTAAAAGAAAATAACATTGAGAATACATTCAATGTTTATTTATCTTATAAACAACAGTTGAAAGCATATCAAAAAAAACACTTTGATCCTTTTAGTAGAGGAGATAGAATACCATATTTTATGAAAGATTCATGTATAATAACCACGATAGGACAATTAAATTTTTTCAAGTGGTTTATTTCAAAGAAAGTATATGATTATGTTCTTATTAATTATAATGCAATAGAAAATGATATGAATAAGAAAAATAAATGTAATAAAAAAATAAAAAAAGAAATAAAACCTAATAAAAAACAGAAAACATATCCTAATTATCAATGTAATAGTTTTAAAACAGATTTAGATAATACTGATAAAACTACACATGCACAATGTGCAATGGTTAATACTAAATGTCATAATAGTTCTTTAACTTTTACTGAACCAAATAGAGATAAAATTATTGTTTCATTTTCATTTAATTAATATTTTATATTATGTTATAATAACACAATATAAATTATTTGCTAACTATATTTAATATACTATTTTAACTAGATGAACTATCAGATAAATATGATTTTTCAATATTTAGATCTAATATATCAGGACTCTGGTCTGAGTGTAAATCATTAACTAATTTGTCTGTATCTAAATGAATTAATGATTTATATAATTTATTACTAGATTCTGATTTCATAAAAATATTATGATTAATTTCAGTATCTGGAATTTCTATTTCATCTTCATCTGATTCTATAAATTTATAATTATAAATATCTTTTTCTTTTAATGTAAATGATAATAATACAGGTCTGAAAAATAATCCAAAATCATTATTAGAATTAATCCATATAGCATAACATTCTAATATCATTTTACACCATGAATTAGCAGGAATTAAATTCACGTCTATTTTATTTGAATTATTTAATTGGATTAATGTTTCAAAATCATTATTTTTTATAATTTTAATTTTTAGCGTGCCCTTTGAATAATTATCAGATTCGCGTATAATCTTTTGAAAATTAATTGTTTGATTAGTATCATTTATATTAAACCATTCACCTACATTATTTTGTGCATCTAATTTTATTTTATTTTCTAAATTATTAAGAAATGAAATAAATGTATCAATAGTATTATTATATTTACCATCTAATGCAACTTCAATCTCTGCAAATCCAGATGCAAAATCTGGCGATGATATATTTAATAATGTAGGTGTTTGAATAACAAAATTTTTTAATGTGTCACACATTGTATCATTGTATTTTAATAAAATTATTTTTTTAGTTTGATTAGATTTAATTTTTGTATATGTAATATTATTGAAATCTATATCATGTATATTTAAGGGTGTTGTGCCATCATTCTTATTTGTATGCATCATTTTATCGATCTGTGTATACATACCCATAGATGGAGAATCATTATATTTTTTTGATGATACACTATTAGTTGTATTATAATTCATAAATATATATGTATATTATAAATAAATAATCCTTAAATGTATTTATAATATAAATTAAATTAGGCACTTGCCTTTTTACTCTTTGATTTAGCAGGAGCTTTGGTTGGATTTTTCACAACAGGTTTAATATCTTCTTCATCAGATTCTTCATCTGTTAAATCAGGTGCTCCACTTTTACTTTGATTAATTGTTTTAACAGATGCAACTTGTTCTTCATCTGATTCAGATTCTTCATCAGATGATTCTGATGCAACAACAGCAACAGTTGCTTTAACTTTTGATGCTACAGGTAATGTTGATGAAGTTGATCCTGTCATGACAGTTACTGGAGCTTGTGATACCGGTGCAACTGTCTGAATATTTTCTGATTCTTCATCTGGATCAAGAAACATATCTGTATTAAGCAAGTTTTTATAAGTATTCATTCTCTGTGGAAGTTCTACTTCTGCTTTAAATAATTTAAATGTAATTCCATACATGGGATCTTTAGATGCATTAGATGCTTGTGCCCATAACTTGACTGGACGAATAATAAATCGCACTCTTGCACCATAACAAATATATTTAGAAATATCATCTACTGTTTTAATAGTCTCATCTGCTACATTTACACGGACTCTTTTGTTATTTTCCATAATGGAAGTGCATACACTAGTATTAATTTCACCTGTATCATAATTAGTGCTTAGTTTAATTTTCATATAATCCATAATATTCTTATTTTTATTTTCGTCATCAACTAATGGGCTACGAACAATTTCTTGATATGCAAATTTTTTAGCTTTTGCAGCTCCAAATAATTTAACTTTAAATTCATCTGAACTAAATTTATTATCAATAGACTTTAATAGTAATTTACAATTAGCAACTTCAGGATCTGCATCATTTAATGGTGTTTTAACAAAGCATCGTTGAGAGTCTTCAGTAAAAAATTCATTCAAACGAGGAATTCCATAGTTATCTAATAAAATCCACGGCAATTGCAAAAATAGTGGTGTATTTGATGTACTATTATTAGCTCCATATGTAAGAAATGCAGTGCTGCCTTTTGCTGCTTGTTTTAATTCACCACTGACATTGAAATAGTTAATGTTAAAATCTTTATAATTAGTTGTCATTTTAATTTTAATATGTATAAAATTATAAGTTTAATATGTATTTAAATCAATTTTTTTAATCAATATATACTACAGTTTTACTTATTAAATACGCTATATTTTTTATTTTACGTGAACTGTCTGTGTTATATGAAGATGGTATATGTTGTTCTATGTTTTGTGGTTCAAAGATATTTGATAATTTTATTGTTTGTATTTTTGTATTAGCTTGTAAATAATTAAATAATTCAATTAATTGTGCTATTGAGTCACTTTCTATTCCATTATTTAATTTTGGAAAAACTGATTTTTTATCTGTATACTGTATAGTTATATCAGTTATATTAATAAATAATTTTATAATTCTGAATAACTTAAAAATATAAACATTTTCACATATTAATGTATTTATTTTACTAAAAGTTTCAATTCTAATAGCATCATTATTATAAAAGTGTATGTTAAAATTACCAATTATGTGTAGTGTAGTTACTGTAGTAAATTTACTAATAAATTCATATATATCTATATAAAAAGGCACACAACCAAATGTTTTATTTGTATAATCAAATGTAGTGCCTTTATCGTATATTGTTAATTTAATAAAATTAAATTTGACATTTGTGCTATATATTATATTATATCTCTTACAACTATCAGCATTATATGCTGTGCCAGAAGTTATTAGTGCATTGTTTTCTGCATGGGTTTTTACGTTGGTTGTAAACCATTGACGTAAACTAGTTTTATCTTCATTACTTGTAATAGTAGTTATATTATCATAAAATATATATAATTTTAATTGTTCATTGACACTATTACGTAGATCATTATTTACAAATGATACTAAGAAAGGTGTGATATTACCATCTTTTATTATATGAATAATATATATATTATCTATATTAGCTGAAGTATATATAGGTGTTATAGAATCTATATCACCCATCCATAGTTTGCTTGTCGATAAAGATAATATAGATTTATAATTATATTGTGTTAATTTATATATTTTAATATTACCAAATGTAAAATCTGGTTTAATATCATTAGCCGACATTTCTTTTTGTTTTTTATGTGCCCTAAATGTTCTTTGTATAATTGCTGCACTGTCATCAATTTTTTTATCTAATTCATCCATAGTTATAGGTATATTTTTGTATTGATCCTTTTCGTGTAATTGTGATAATAATCCTATAATAATAACTCGTAATAGCTCAATATTATTTAGAAATTTTGCAATCATTTTTTTATATTCATTGTCATAATCTTCGGTACGATATATAACAACTTGTCTCTTCTGGAGCTCATTCACTATTTCTGTAAGTGAACCGCCTGTTTGAATATTGATATGACTATTTATTAAATTTAATAATTCAATACCTTTTATTATTTTTTTTAGTTTATTATTAATTTTTGGAATAAATATTGCGCTATAAGAGTTCATTATAATATAATATAATATAAAAATTTTTTATCATTATAATATTATATGCAAAATATTTCATTTAACATTTTACTTTTAATAATAATAATATATACTTTTTTTACAAATGTAGAAAATCTTGAAAACACGGGTCCTACTGCTGCAATTAAAGAAGCAGTTAAACAAGTCTATCTTGCTGATGTAGAAGCAA